CAACAATCTAAACGTTGACGATACTGGTAATACTTTTGCTGGTGTATTAAACGGTAGATTTAAAGTGTACATAGATCCATACAGTGCTAACCAAGCAGCAAAACAATACTTTGTTGTAGGTTACAAAGGTACTTCACCTTATGACGCTGGTATATTCTATTGTCCATATGTACCACTACAAATGGTAAGAGCAGTTGGCCAAGACACGTTCCAACCAAAAATTGGTTTCAAAACTAGATATGGTCTAGTTGCAAACCCATTCGCAGAAACAGGTGCCGCTTCAGGTTCAGTATCTGCAGTGAACGATGCTGGTTCAGCAAACTCAAACAGATACTACAGAAGAGTACAAGTTGCAAACTTGATGTAATCTGTATTACATATCTTAAAAAAGGCGGGGCCTCAAAACCTCGCCTTTTTTGTATCTACTAAATAACACTATGAAGAAAATTTTAATTCAATATCTTTACATATTCATCATAACACTTATAATGTTATGTGTGTTTATATCAGTAAACGCATGCGAAGTAGAAGAAGTAAAAGATGAAACATTACCAATATGTGAAGAATACCAAGTATCAACAGAAGATAATCCTTGTAAAAAAGAATATCAACCTAGTATCAATGAAATAAGCGATGCTTTAGAGAAACTAGGCAAGTCAGGAACGCTTCCTAAATAACATATAAATAGTAATATGACTGTTACAAACTCTTTATCACGTCAACCAACAAAACTAGATTATGCGTCACCAACGCAGTTTAAATTTAGTATTATCAAATTACCTAAAGTAGAATATTTTTGTACGGCGGTTAATGTACCTGGTATTACATTAGGTGGTACAATAGTACAACCCTCACCATTAAAAGACATACCAATTCCTGGTGAGAAGTTAACTTATGAACCATTACAAATGACTTTTTTAGTAGATGAAAATTTAGAGAACTTTCAGGAAATACACGGTTGGTTAGTTGGTCTAGGGTTTCCAAGAGATCATTCGGAATTTAGAGATTTAGTATCATCTGGTAATGATAGATTTCCAGCAAAAAATCAATCTATTAGTAATGAGATAGGTAAAGTAAAATATGGTTCACCTAATGTTGGTGGTACATATTCAGATGCTACTTTAACAATATTATCAAGTAAAAATAATTCAGAATTAGAAGTTAGATTTAGAAATATGTTTCCTACAGGATTGACAGGATTACAATATAATCAACAAGCGGCTGATGTAGATTATCTAACCGCTACTGTTTCGTTTGAATATGAGATATACGATTTTGCTACAACAGGGTCGTCAACAACAAGTATAACCACAACATAGTCTTTACTTTTTAAGGCTTTTGTGATATACTATATAGAATGGAGTTATTATGACATTAGAAGAATTACAAATACAGGCTGACAAAGACCTTAAAATAAATGATACTGAACTAGATTTAGAATCATTAAAAACACCTCAATTACACAATCAATACTTAAAACACTTAACAAAGTATAAGTTAATGTTAAGTAGGAGTGAAACAGAATACAATATTATGAAACGAGAAAAGTGGGAATATTATACAGGTAAAGCAAATCCTAGCGTTTACGCAGAAAAACCATTTTCATTTAAATTACTTAAAACAGATGTTGACAAATATTTAGAATCAGATATTGATTTACAAAAACTAAAACAAAAAGTAGATTACATACAAACAACAGTAGATTTTTTAGATAGAACAATTAGACAAATTTCAAACCGTGGTTTCACTATTAAAAATGCTATTGATTGGCGTAAATTTACTAGTGGCGCTGTGTAATGTTTTTAAATACTATTCATTTCATTAAAGAAAAAGCAATTAGTAAATCGTTATGTGAAGACATAATGAAAAAGGCTAATCAAAGAAGATTAGAATTAGCAAAAATTGCTGACGGAAATCAAGTTAATCGTAAATCATATATTACTTGGTATGAAGACAAAGAACTTTCTACAAACATATTTGAAACAATAAAAGATATTAATATAAAGGCAAAGTGGAATTTCAATCTTATAGAATTAGAACCTTTACAATATACAATATATAATTTAAGAAATTTTTATGATTGGCACATTGATAGTCATATTAAACCTTATGACAATGGTCTTATAAGAAAATTAAGTTTTACTATTTGTCTAAATGATGATGAGTTAGAAAACAATAATTATACTGGTGGTGATTTTGAAATATGTTTACCACACCCATATCATAATAAAAATAAATATTTTAGATTTAGAAAAGTTTTTAAACAAGGTACTATAATAGTTTTTCCCTCTCACATTTGGCACAAAGTACACCCTGTAACATCAGGAACACGAAAAGTATTGGTCGGCTGGGTTGTTGGTAAATCTTTCGAATAAGTATTACTATGACAATTACCAGATATATTATCATAGATAAAGTCAATGAAGTTTATCTTAAAATAGAAGCAGATGCTGATATTCGTAGAGAGATTGGTGAGTTTTTTACATTTGAAGTACCTGGTTATAAATTTATGCCTCAATATCGTAATAGATTTTGGGACGGAAAAATTAGATTGTTTGATTATGCAAAAGGATTAATATACGTTGGTCTTTATCCTTATATATTAGATTGGTGTAAAAATAATGATGTTCAAGTTGTTGATGGAACTAAAATACAAGACACTAAAATTGATGACATTAAACTAGATAATCTAATTAAGGCTCTTAAATTACCACACGAAGTAAGAGATTATCAAAGAGAAGCTTTCAAATATTCTATACAAAAAAATAGGTGTTTACTTGTATCGCCTACAGCATCTGGTAAATCTCTCATAATCTATCTTATATTGATATTTAATCTATTACGACTAAAAGATACTAAACAAGACAAAATCCTGATTATAGTGCCCACTACATCGCTTGTAGAGCAGTTATTTAAAGACTTTAAAGATTATGGTTATAATAGTGAAAGAAATGTACATAGGATTTATTCAGGACACGAAAAAGACACAAACAAAAGAGTTATTATATCTACTTGGCAATCAATATATAATCTACCTAAAAAATGGTTTGAAAAATTTGGTATGATAATAGGTGATGAAGCACATTTGTTTAAAGCAATGTCATTAAAAAAACTTATGGAAAAACTTGTATCTTGTAAGTATAGAATTGGATTAACAGGAACTTTAGATGGAACAAAAACACATAAGTTAGTATTAGAGGGTTTGTTTGGAGCTGTCAATAAAGTTGTATCTACAAGTGAATTGCAAGAAAAGAAACAACTTGCTGACTTAAAAATTATATGTTTAGTATTACAACACGATCAAACTGCTCGTCATTTTATAAAAGATAAAACATACCAAGAAGAAATGGATTATTTGGTTTCTAATGAAAAAAGAAATAAATATATAAGGAATCTATGTCTTTCGTTACAAGGCAATTCTTTATGTTTATTTCAGTACGTTGAAAAGCACGGTGAGATTCTTAAAGAATTAATCGAAGAAAAAGCACAAGATAAAAAAGTGTTTTATGTTCACGGAGGAGTAGATGCGGATATTAGAGAAGATATTAGAGCTATTACCGAAAAATCCGATAATGCTATCATTATTGCTAGCTATGGTGTCTTTTCCACTGGCGTTAATATTAGGAACCTTCACAACATTGTTTTCGCAAGCCCTTCTAAATCTCGTATTAGAAATTTACAATCTATTGGTCGTGGTCTCAGATTAAAAGATAACAACTCATCTGCAACTTTATATGATTTAGCAGACGATTTATCATATAGTGACAAGCCTAATTATACACTTCAACACTTTAAAGAAAGAATAAATATATACAATGACGAAGATTTTAATTACGAAATCCATAACGTGGAGTTAACCAATGACAAAGCAAGAAGTTGATATTATAAAGATAATTAAACTAGTCAATGGTGACGACATAGTTTGTATCTTACCTAAAGAACAATTAACAGAGAAGTCACCCTTGTTAAGAGTATCAAAACCATTACAAGTAAAATACGTTCCGCAACTTACTCCACAAGGTATAAAAGATTATGTGGCTTTAGTAAAGTGGACTGGTTATTCTAAAGATCAGATTGTAACTATCGCAAAAGATAAGATAATGACAATAACGAATGCCACCGACTCAATGACAAAGAGCTACCACCATATTGTAAAAGATTATGATAAAGAAAATCTTAAATCGCTTGATAATACAAAGTATCAAAAAGAAAGATTAAATGATGAAACAAACAAAGAACTAAACGATATATTTGATGAATTTGAAGATGAGGAGTTTGATGGTACTTATAAAAAGATTCTACACTAACTTATAGTATCCTCTATTAACGCTCAACACGCTTCATTATATACAGATTTTCGTAAAAGTCAACGCTGATTTGAAATGAAATGAAAAAAAGTGAATGGATTATAAAAGTAACTTATAATAGTGATAATTGGAAGAAATATTGTGAACTTACCTATCCCTTTAAAGGAACTCCTAAAACACTTGAAAAAAGAATTTGGAAACACTATAATAAAAACTATGAAGACTATGGTAAAGCAGAAGCTGTAGAAGTGGAATTAATTGTGGATTAATTTGCTCAAAACATTGACTTTATGAAAGGAATGTAGTATATTATAATTATGGCAGCAAAAAAAGAACATTACGTAAATAACAAAGAATTTTTAGAGGCAATGAAAGCCTATAAAAAAGAAGTAAATAAAGCGAAGAAAGAAAAACGAGAAAAGCCACCAGTCACCGATTATATTGGTAGTTGTTTTTTAAAGATAGCAAATCACTTATCTTATAGACCTAATTTTATCAATTATACATTTAGAGATGATATGATTAGTGATGGTATTGAAAATTGTTTACAATATTTGGACAACTTCAACCCAGCGAAATCAAGTAACCCTTTTGCTTACTTTACACAAATTATCTATTACGCATTTGTAAGAAGAATACAAAAAGAAAAGAAACAAACTACAATCAAACATAAGTTAATTATGGATAATAACTATGATGATGTAGCACTTCAACCAGGTGATGATAGCGAATTTAAAAATCAGTTTAGAGAATTTTTACAAAAAAATGTAAGAATGGAAGAACCAGTAAAAAAAGTTACTAAAAAGAAAAAAAAGAAAACCAGTAAAGCCACTCTAAACTTTTTTAATTAATTATGAAAATTGCTTTGTTAAACGATACGCATTTCGGTGCGAGGAACGATAGTCCAGCATTTTTGGATTACTTTATGCGTTTCTATAATGAGATATTTTTTCCTTATTTGGAAGAACATAATATCAAAACATTTGTTCATTTAGGTGATGTAGTTGATAGAAGAAAGTTTATTAACTTTAAAACAGCACATACCTTTAGACAAAAGTTTATGAAAAGACTATGGGAAGAACAAATTGATACTCATATCATATTAGGTAACCACGATACTTACTACAAGAACACGAATGAAGTCAATGCAATTACAGAATTGTGTACGACCTATGATGGTAAACACGAACCATGGATTTATGATAAAGCTCAAACTGTTAATCTTGGTGGATTAGATATTCTTTTTATTCCTTGGATATGTGATGAGAATTACGATCACTCTATTAAAGAAATAGAAACTACTCAAGCACAAGTTGCGTTTGGTCATTTAGAGATAAAAGGTTTTGAGATGCATAACGGCACTTACAACAATCAAGGTTTAGACAAGTCTATGTTTAAACGATTTGAAAAAGTTATCTCTGGTCACTTTCATAAAAAATCTGATGATGGTCAAATATATTATCTTGGTTCTCAATACGAAATTACTTGGTCAGATTATAAGTGTCCAAAAGGCTTTCATATCTTTGATACAGAAACAAGAGAACTAACAAGAATACCTAATCCAATTAGACTTCATAAAAAACTTATCTATAATGATAAAGAAAATGATTATACAAAAAAAGACTTAACACAATTTGAAAACACCTTTGTAAAAGTATTTGTAACAAATAAAACAAATGAAGAAATGTTTAACAATCTAATAGATAGATTACATAATACAGTAAACACACACGAAGTAAATATTATAGAAGATTTAAATACTGATATTACAGCATCGGTAAAAGAAAACATATTAGAACAAGGCGAAGATACACTTACATTTTTAGGTAATTATGTAGAACAAATAGATACTGATTTAGATAAAAATAAATTAAAGAAAGTTGTAAAAGAACTCTTTACTGAAGCAATTGAAAAATGATTTTATTTAAAAAGATAAGATGGAAGAATTTTCTTTCCACTGGTAACACACCTGTTGAAATAGATTTAAGAAAGTCACAATTAACTTTGATGATTGGCGCTAACGGTTCTGGTAAATCAACTATGTTAGACGCTTTATGTTTTGCATTGTTTAATAGACCATTTAGAAATATTAAAAAAGAACAGATTGTTAACACTATTAATGATGGTGATACAGTAGTTGAGGTAGAGTTTCAAGTTGGTACAAAGATGTATAAAATTATACGAGGTATCAAACCATCTATATTTGAAATTTACTGTGATGGCGTTTTACAAAACCAAGATGCGTCAAGTGTAGATTATCAAAATATTTTAGAAGATCAAATATTAAGATTAAATCACAGAGCATTTAAACAAATTGCAGTATTAGGTTCATCATCTTATCAGCCGTTTATGCAAATGAGACCAAGACATAGACGAGAAGTTGTAGAAGAAATATTAGATATAAGAGTTTTATCACATATGGACGTGTTAACAAGAAGTCAACAAACAGAACTTGGTAAAAAAATAGTAGAAGCTAGACACCAATGTGATTTAATCGAATCAAAATATGAATTAGAAACAAAACATTTTGAAGAACTAAAAAATAGAAGTATGGGTGACATTGATATTAAAAGAAGTAAACTACAACAAAACAATGACGCCAAAGAACAATATTTAAGAAA